AGATCGCCGTGGACATGAAGCGCCACGCCAATTTCATCCAGGCCAAGCGCAAGGAACTTGGGATCGCGCCCGGCATGTCCCGCGCCCTGCGCGACATGCTCGCCCGCATCAACATGCAGCGAATGCAAAGGCGTCGCGCAACTATCGCTTGATTTTTCAAAATTGGGTTCTTGATAACAGCCCGTCGAACGCTTGCCTCCATTTTGAGGAGTTCGACATGGCCCTTCCGCCGTCCCCCGCCGCCGCTCCGTCCGCTGACATGGCGGCCGTCGAACCCGCCATGGAGACCGCCGGGGCTGGTCCCGAGGTCGAGAGCGTGTGGGAGCCCGTCGCCACCATCCTGAAGAACCCGGACACCGGCGAGTTCATGGTGATCGAGGGCGACGAGCCAGACGACGGCAGTGAGCCGGCCGGCTCGACCTACCCGGATGGTCCCGGCGCTCTGCGCGCGCTGATGCAGATGCTCGAGGGTGGTGCCGCGGAAGCGGACAAGGCATTCGCCGATGGCTACGAGAGTCGCGCGAAGAAGCCGCCCATGATGGGGTAGACATGAATCGCCGCGGCTTTTTCCGACTGCTCCCCGCTGTCCCGGCGGTGACGCTTGCGTCTGTAGCGAGCGCGGCCGCTAAACCCAAGATCGAGGTGGTCGAAATCCCGCCGATTGTGCCGGGGAGCATGATGTCGTCGGGCGCTTTGAACGCCAAGTTCCAGGCGCTGCAGGACGCAGTCAACGCGCTGATCCGGCGGGAGCAGAGCCCATGAGCCGCTTGCCCATCCCCGCCGCGCCGAGGGTCCGGCTGCTGGGCCCCGACGGTCGGCCCATCCACCGGGCGGAGGTGCCGTTCATCCAGTGGCTGCCCGATGGCACCAGCACCGGCCGCGCGATCGAGCGCAGCGACATGATTGCGGCCCTGGCCGCCACGTTCATCTCCAAGGGCGGCCGTTACGCCATGGTCTGGCGCGTCGACAACAACGCCGAGCTCGTCGCCGGATTCGTGCTCGACGACAGCGCCAAGGGCGAGATGCTGGCGATCGCCGAGGAGGTGGTGCCGAACGGCCCGGAGATCGGGCCTGCGGTCGACCGCCTGGTCCTCGCCAGCGTCGCCAACCTGCACAAGTACACGTTCACGGAGTCCGCATGATCAGCAATGAGTACGCTGCTGAAATCGTGGCCAATCTCCGCAGCGCCATCGCGCGACGGGACGAGACCGTCGCCGAGACGCCGCCCGACGTCCGCGATCTGCTCCTGATCAAGCTCTACGACGACCTGCAGGCCCTGACGAAGTCGATGTCTTTCCTCGGCGGCGGCATCAGGCCCGTAACCAAGATGGAGGGCTGACATGGCCGAGATCAAAGCGACTTTCGCCGACATCTCGCAGGCCGGCGACCGGGGCGCGCTCGTCTGGACCTGGGCCGCCGTGACCGAGTCCGACACCTTCGCCACGCTCGACCTGCAGGAGTACGAGGCGGTCGCCGCCGAGTTCAGCGGGACGTTTGGCGGCGCGACGGTGATTCTCCAGGGTGCCGTGCTGTCGACGCTGGCCACGCTGAAGGACGCGGGCGGCAGCGACTTCTCCAAGAGCTCGGCGGGATGGCAGGTGTTCGGCCAGCAGGTGCGCTACATCAAGCCCTCGGCGTCCGGTGGCACGGGCCAGTCGGCGACGGTCACGCTCCTCGTCCGCCGCAAGACGTCGCCGCTGCGGAGCTAGGCCATGGAGTTCATTCGCCCGGATCTGACGATCCACGCGGCAAACCGCGCGATTCTCACGTTCCACGCCGATGGCCGCGTGACGGCCGATCCCGACCTGACCGCCGATAAGGCGGCGAGGGCGATCATCGCTCTGCTGGTGAACAACGGCTGGCTGAAGTACGCGCCCGACGCCGCGCCCTCGCCCGACCGCACCGTCAACGGCGGCCTGCGCGAGTCCGGCGAGTACCCGGGGGTGACGGGGTGAGAAGGAAGGCGAAAAAGGGCGGTCGCCCGTCGGCGTTCAAGCCCGAGTTCCCTGATCTCGCCCGCAAGTTCTGCCTGCTCGGCGCGACCAACGAGGATTTGGCTCGGCTGCTGGATGTCGGGATCACGACGATCGACCGCTGGCTCGCGGAAAAGCCCCAGTTTCGGGGTGCCGTAAAACAGGGCCGTGAGGCTGCCGACGCCAACGTGGCCGAAAGCCTGTACCGCCGAGCCTGCGGCTACAGCCATCCCGCCGTGAAGATCCATTGGGACAAGGACGGCCGGGAATACCGCGCCGACTACACCGAGCATTACCCACCAGATACCGCCGCCGCCTTCATTTGGCTGAAGAACCGCCGAAAGGAGCAGTGGCGAGACAAGGCCGAGGTCGAGGTCACGCATCGCCATGACGCAGGCAGCCTCACTGACGAAGAACTTGCCGAAATTGTCAGCGGCCGACGCCGCGACCGAGCTGCTCCGGCGCCGGATGATCCGGAGAGACTGCATTGAGTGGGCCCGCACCCAAGGCTTCGAGCCTGCCCCTCACCATCGGCTCATCCTGTCCGAGATGGACGCGCTCATGCGCTCGGACGACTACGACACCCTGCTCGTCTTCGCCCCGCCGGGAAGCGCCAAGAGCCACCACGTCAGCGTCGTCTTCCCGCCCTGGTGGATGGCGGCCAACCCGGGGCTCAGTGTGATCGCGGCGTCGCATAGCGCCGAGCTCGCGGCGAAGTGGGGCCGTCGCGTCCGCAACATCATTGCGGCCAATGCGCTGCTGCTTGGCGCCACGCTGGCGACCGACAGCCAGGCGGCCGACCGGTGGGCGCTGCAGGAGGGCGGGGAGTATCTCGCCGCCGGCGTGCAGGCCGGTATCGCGGGCTTCCGTGCCGACCTCGGCATCATTGATGACCCGTTCGGCTCGAAGGAAGACGCCTACAGCGAGCGCATTCGCGAGCGGGTATGGGACTGGTACATCAATGACTTCTCGGCCCGCCTGAAGCCCAACGCCAAGCGCGTGGTGATGCATACCCGCTGGCACATGGATGACCTGGCCGGCCGCATCATCGAGCATGCAGCTGCCACCGGGCAGAAAATCCGGATCCTGCGCCTGCCGGCGATCGCCGAGGCCGATGACCCGCTGGGCCGCAAGCCCGGTGAATATCTATGGGACGAGCCGGACGGCTACGACTACGCGGCCTTCCTGCGCCGGCGGCAGACCGAGACGGCGCCCCTCGAGTGGGCCGCGCTCTACCAGCAGGAGCCGGTCCCCGAGAGCGGCGGCTTCTTCAAGCGCGAGTGGTTCAAGTATTACGACGATGCGCCGCCGTCGGGCCGTTCCTACGGCGCCAGCGACTACGCCGTGACCGCCGATGGCGGCGACTTCACCGTGCATGGCGTCGGCTCGATCGACGCGGACGGCAATCTCTACATTCGGGACTGGTGGCGCTCGCAGTCCACGACCGACGTCTGGGTCGACACCCTGCTCGACATGGCCAGCCGCCACAGCGTCCTCGATTGGGCTGAGGAGCGCGGTCAGATCGAGAAGTCGATCGGCCCGTTCATCAAGCGGCGCATGAAGGAGCGCAATATCTTCTTCAACCAGCGGCAGTTCTCGTCGACCGCCGACAAGGCCACGCGGGCGCAGTCGTTTCGTGGCCGACTCTCGCAGGGCAAGGTGTTCTTCCCGCGCCACGCCTCCTGGCGGCCGGCGCTCGAGGCGGAGCTGCTGGCGTTCCCGGCTGGCAAGCATGACGACCAGGTCGACGTGCTCAGCCTGTTCGGCCGCATGCTCGACGGCATGTACCCGCCGCGCGTTTCGCCGCCGCCAGTCCCTCGCCATCGGACCATGGTGAGAGGGACGGGGATGCTCGGATGATGCCAACTACAGAATCCGTAGCACTCGTGCTACATTCGAAGTCCGCGCTTCTCAGGCAAGCGCGGATGCAGCGTCGGATGACGCCGCACCCCATAGAAGGAGCCTGCTAAATGGCGCTTCCCATCTTCAAGTCGTTCATGCCCACGGTCGTGAAGTGGTTCTCGAGCGCGTGGCGGCAGGAATATCGCGTGCTCGTCGACAACGTGACGGGCTCGCCGATCGGCCTGGTCAGTCCCAACGCCAACGGGCCAGAAGGCATCTGGGCGCCGACGCCGCTCAGCAGCGACCAGATCGCCAATCCCAGCGCGGCCATGCTGGCCGACCTCAACGCCACCTATCAGCTGAATGAGGCGCCGTACTCTCGCTACTACAGCGACGGCACGCAGCTGATCCCGATCGCAGGCGATGGCGGCATCATCATTCCGGCCGGCGTGATCGAAATCTTCGCCTCCCCGTTCGTGGTCTACGAGGACCACCCTGTCATCGTGCAGGGCGGCCTCCGAGTCATCGAGTAAGCGTAGCGTCGTCAAATCGGCCCACCCCCCGCGAACGTCGTGATGACGTCCGCACAGCCCAGAGAAGGATGTCGCCATGGCCGCCACTCCGTCCATCAACATGACCGTCGTCGGCACGACGCTGACGCTCTTTGCCAATGCCGGCTCCGGCGCAGAAGCCGGCGGCGCGCTCACTGTCCGAGGCGGTACCGCCGGTACGCCGAACGTTGCCGGCGGCGCTCTCTCCCTTGCCGGCGGTGCTGGTGACGGGACTGGGGCCGGCGGTGCCGTCAATGTGACCGGTGGCGCCTCGGGCTCCGGTGCGACCGGCGCCGGCGGTGCCGTCGTCATTGCGGGCGGCGCGGCCCTGTCGACCAACAACGTCGGCGGCGTGGTCACCGTGACTGGTGGCGCTGGTGCCGGGACGGGCAATGGTGCTGCCGTCACCGTGACCGGTGGCGCTGGTGGTGCCACCTCCGGCGTCGGCGGCGCAGTCGGCCTGGTCGGCGGTGCCGGTGGCACGTCGGCTGGTGCGGGCGGTGCGGTCACGCTGCAGGGTGGTGCTGCGACCGCAGCGGCCACGGCGGGCGGTGCAGTCACGCTTACCGGCGGTACGTCGACGACCTCAGCCGCCGGTGGCGCGATCACCCTGGTGGGCGGCGCGGTCGGCACCACGGGAACGGGCGGCCTCGTCTCGATCGCCGGCGGCGTCGGCGGCACGACCTCCGGCGCAGGCGGTGCGGTCTCGATGACCGGCGGCGCCGGTGGAACCGCGGGGACGGGCGCTGGTGGCGCGGCTTCGCTGGTTGGCGGTGCCTCGGGCACAGGCGCGACCGGCAACGGCGGCGCTGTTGCAGTCACCGGCGGTGCGGCTGCCTCCACCAATGGTGCCGGTGGCGCAGTGGTGTCGACCGGCGGTGCGGGCGCCGGCACGGGCGCGGGCGGCGCGAACACGATCGCGGGCGGTGCATCCGGCAGCGGTGCCACGGGCAATGGCGGCCAGGTCAACGTCACCGGCGGTGCGGCGACGTCGACGGCTGGTACTGGCGGCGCGGTGGTCATCACCGGCGGCGTGGGCACGACCACGGGCCTCGGCGGTGCGATCACCGCAACGGGCGGCGCGGGCGGCAACGCCGCAGCGGGCGGAACCGGCGCTGCTGGTGGCGCGATCACGCTGACGACGGGCGCGGGCGGCACCACGGCCACCGGCACGGGCGGCGCTTCGGGTGCGGCCACCCTGGCGTCGGGAACGGGCGGCGCGGCGTCCGGCGCTGGCGTCGGTGGCGCAGGCGGCACGGTCTCTGTCACCGGCGGTGCTGGTGGCACGACGACCACGTCGACCGGCGGCGCAGGCGCCAACGTGTCGATCACTGCGGGTAACGGCGGTGCTGCCTCGGGAGCCGGCACGGGCGGCCTGGGCGGCAAGATCACGCTGACGGCCGGCACTGGCGGCACGACGTCCGGCGGCACGGCGGGCGTCAACGGCTTCATCTACCTGGCCGCGGCGACGGTCGCGCGCACGCAGGGCGCGCCCACCGCCAAGACGACCACGTCGGCGATCACGGCGGCGCAGCTGCTGACCGGCATCATCACCACGACCGGCGCCTCGGGGCCGTCGACCCACCAGTTGCCGACCGGCACGGAGATCGAGAACGCACTGGGCGGGGCCTCGGCGTTCCCCACCGGCGCGGCCTTCGAGTTCGTTCTGATCAACACCGGCACAGGCGCCTCGGACGACGCCACCATCACGGTCAACACCGACGTCACGATCGTCGGCAATCCGACGGTGGGCGCGCTGACCGACGCCACGATCATCTCGGGCTCGGGCACCTTCCTGTGCCGCAAGACGGCGGCCAACACCTTCGTCGTCTACCGCCTGGCGTAATCGCGCGTACCCGAGCCGGGGCGGTCTCCCCGGCAACCTCCTCAAGGGATACCGCCCCTATGAAACTCACAGCCCAGCAAGTGTTCGACGCCACGCTCACGGTCAGCCAGATCATCCGCGAAAACCGGCCGATGCCGCAGAAGGGCAGTTACCGGCTCGCGCGGCTGCACGCCAGGCTGCTGCCGGAGTTCAACACGATCGCGGGCAAGCGCGACGAGATCATCCAGACCTTCGACTGGAAGAACGAGGCCGGCGTTGCCGCCGTGCCGCCGGAGCGGGCGGACGAGTTCATGGCGAAGTGGAAGGAGATCGGCGAGGAGATGATCGAGGTCGAGATCGACCCGCTGCCGCTTGGCCATTTCGACCTCGGTCCCGAGGTGCCTGGCCCCCTGAAGCCCGCCGAGATCATCACCTTGGGCGACCTGGTGACGGAGTAGCATGGCCAAGCTCGCCGACCTTCCAGCCGACCTCAGGGCCTATCTCGAAAAGGCCAAGGTCCAGCCTGACCAGGAGGGCGCGGTCCCTCCTGAGCAGGTGCTGGCCGCGATCGGCGTGACGATCGGCGCGCTGCGCGACGAAGCCAAGCAGGCCCGCGTCTCGTCCGGCATCGAGGAGCGCTGGCGCGACGCAGAGGAAGCCTACGCCGGCATCGACGATGCCAACCGCCACGAGGTGAACGGCGGCCATCAGTGGACCAAGTCCATGAGCACTGATGGGCCGATCACGTCCGACGACGTGCCGGACACCAACAACCGCAGCACGCTCTATGTCCGGCTGACGCAGCGCTATGTCGACGCCGGAACCGCCAAGCTGGGCGAGATCATCCTGGCCCCCGGCGCCAAGTCCTTCAGCTTCAGCCCCACCCCGGTCCCCGACCTGATCAACGCCAAGGAGGACAAGCGGCCGATCCTGCTCGATCATCTGCCCGGCAGTCCGCCCGCGATGATCCAGGCCAAGCCCGGCGAAATCGGCGCCCCCTCGGTCTCCGGGGCAGCGCCGGTCCCGGCGCCAGCGGGGGGCGCGGTACCTCCCGCTGGTGCCGCTGGCCCGTTCCCGCCCGGCCAGCAGCTGCGGCCGCTCACGCCCTCCGACCTCGCCAAGGAGCGGCTGGAAATCGCCGAAAAGGCGGCCAAGAAGGCCGAGCAGCGCATCCACGACTGGCACGTCGAGTGCCGGCGGACGAGCCAGGTCCGCAAGGTCATCTTCGATTCCGGTCGCCTCGGCGTCGGCATCCTCAAGGGGCCGGTGCCCAAGGCGTCGCGTCAGATCGCGACGCGCAAGGGTGAGGGCGGCATTGAGCTTGGCATACGCAATGTCGTGCTGCCGGCCTCGAAATGGGTCAACGTCTGGAACTTCTTCCCCGACCCGTCATGCGGCGAGGACATCCACGACGGCGACCACTGCTTCGAGCGCGAGTGGATGGGCGCGCGCGCCGTGCGCAAGCTCAAGGGCCTGCCGGGCTACATCCCGAGCCAGATCGACAAGGTGCTGCTCGAGGGCCCGAACAAGATCAACCTCACCGACGTCGCGAGTGCGGGGCCGCAGGCTGAGGACGCGGTCCAGCTCAAGAAGGGCAAGTTCGAGACCTGGTACTTCCACGGCACGCTGACCCGCGCCGAGATGGGCTGCATCTGCGAGGCCGCGGGCCCCGAGGCGTTCCAGAAGTTCAACGCTGCCATCAAGGAGGACCAGGAGCAGGTCTACGCCATCGTCACCCTGATCAACGATTCGGTGGTCAAGGCGACGGTGAACCCGCTGGATAGCGGAGAATTCCCCTACCACGCGATGCCGTGGCAGCGCCGCACCGGCTCGTGGGCGGGCGTCGGCATCGCCGAGCAGATCGCCACGCCGCAGAAGATGCTGACGGCGGCGGTGCGCGCGATGCTGGACAACGCCGGCATCTCCGCCGGCGGCCAGATCGTCATCGACACCAGCAAGGTCTCGCCGGCCGACGGCGACATGGGCATGAGTCCGCACAAGATCTGGTACGCCAACGGCGATGGCGAGACCGTCGACGTGCACGAGGCGTTCGGCCTGTTCAAGATCGACAACGTCACCGCCGAGCTCATGCAGATCGTGGAGCTGGCGATGCGGCTTGGCGAGGAGTCGACCTCGATCCCGCTGATCACCCAGGGCCAGAGCGGGCCGACGACGCCCGACACGTTCGGCGCGGCCCAGCTGCAGAACAACAACGCCAACCAGTTGCTTCGCTCGATCGCCTATACCTTCGACGACTGCATCACGGAGCCCGAGACCCGGCAGTATTACGAGTGGTTGCTGCTCGATCCCGACGTGCCCGACGACGAGAAGGGCGACTGGACGATCGACGCGCATGGCTCCAACGCACTGGTCGAGCAGGCCATCCAGGATCAGTTCCTGGCCCAGATCGGCCCGATGGTGCTGAACCCGGCCTATGGCGCGAACCCGAAGAAGTGGTTCGAGATGATGGTGCGCTCCAAGAAGATGCAGCCCAAGGATCTGCAATACACCGACGAGGAGCTGGCCAGCCTGCCCAAGGTCAGCGCGCCACAGGTCGAGGTCGCCCAGATCAGGGCCGCGACCGAGGACAAGAAGATCGCCGCCATCGCGGCCGATACCAAGGCCGACAACGAGCGGGAGGACAAGAGGCTCGCCACCGAGTCGACGGTCGAACTTCATACCCTGCAGCTCAAGCGCGAGCTGGCGATGCTGGAATACGCCAACCGCGAGAAGACCACGCTCGACACCGTCAAGGCGAAGCTCGCCGAGACCGTGATGAAGCTGCAGGCGCAGGAGCGCCTGGCTGCGCGCGGCAATGGCGGGGAGCGTCCCCAAAAGCAGCGGCGCCCGCAGCGCCCCAACACGCCGCAGGTCGCCACGCCGGCCGTTGAGCCGCGCGGCCGCGCTCCCGACGGACAGGCATTCCAGGCATGACCCAGCCCCTGAAACTGATCGCCGACGACTTCCTGACTGAAGACGAGCGCAACTCGCCGGTCTGGGAAAGCGTGCGCAGGCATCTCGAGCGCATGCTCGCCGCCAAGCGCATCGACAACGACAACCCGGAATTGACCGCTGAGGAGACGGCAACGCTCCGCGGTCACATCGCTTGCCTGAAGGCGTTCATCGCCCTCGGTAAGAAGCCGCCACCCATGACGGCAAACACGGCTCGGTCCAGTCCGCGCCATGACTACGGAGCCAAATATGGCTGATGTGAACACCGCTGAAGTAGAGGCGCAGGTCGACGCGGCCTTCGTCGGCGCAACGCTCAACAACGACACCCCTCCGGCCCCGCCCGCGAAGGTTGCCGAGCAGCCCGTCGAAACGCCAGCAGAGCCCGAGGCGCCCAAGGAGGCGACCCCTCCGGCGGAGAAGCCACAGTACGTGCGCCTGACCAAGCAGGAGTGGGACAACACGAAGGCTGCGGCCGGAAAGGTGTCCTCCCTCGAAAGCCAGGTGGCGAAGCTGATGGGGTCTCTGCCCAGTGCGGAGAAGATCGTTCAGCAGGTGCTCGAGAGCGTGCGATCCCAGACGC